CACGGCGCCGGCGCCGTGCCCAAGTGCCCGCACAGCCGCATCGGAGGGGGAACATGATCTCGAACGACTTGAGGAATGTCGCCTTCCACCTGACCACCCGCGCGGGTGCCGGCGGACTGTCTGCTGACGATTGCGCCCAGGTTTCCCGCTGCCTTGAGGCCCTGGCCAAGGACGTCGCCACCCTGGAACTGCAGCCCGTGCCGGAGGCGCTGAAGGGCGATGACGCGGCGCTGGACGGGAACGTGACGGTCCTCGCAACTCATAGGAGGGCCTGAGCGATGCCGGTGCCTTCCTGCAGCCAGCCGGTAACGATCGGCGCCATCAAGCGCGTGGTGTGCGGTTACTATGGCGTCGCCCTCGACCAGATGATCGGGGCGCGCCGGGCGCGCCATATCGCCCGGCCGCGCCAGGTCGCGATGTACCTGGCGCGGCAAATGACCGGACGGTCTCTCCCCGAGATTGGCCGGCAATTCGGCAACCGCGACCATACGACGGTGATCCATGCCGACTTCACGATCGCGCGGCTGATCGAGAAAGACAGTGGCATGGCCCGCGACGTCGAGCGGATCACCAAGGAAGTCGTCGCGGCCGTCGAAGCCGGCGTTGCCGCCATCGAGGACATCGGGGAAGCAGCGAAGACGGCGGCGGCGGCCGTCGTCGCGCGGGCCAAGAACGATCCGGCACTTGCCGCGCAGGGGCCGTTGCGGGGGCTCCGCGGCATCCTTCGCGAAGGATACGGTGAGATGCCGGCCGCCCGCGGCAAGGATGCCGCCGGACGGGACATCGAGATCCTGGTGGCGCCGGATGGCTCCTGGTCGATCCTCCGGACCACGGACGATCTTGCCGTGATGATCGCGAGCGGAAGCGGTTGGCGCCGCACCCGCGCCCGCATCGCCGCGGAGGCTTTCCCGGAATGAGACGTCGCACCCGCATCCGCCTGCGCAACCGCCTTGCCTGGCTGGCCGGGATCTTCACCGGCCCCATCGAGGCCGTCTGGCGCGGCGTCATGAAGAGGATCGCCCCATGAGCATAGAGAAGATCGAAAAACTGGCCCGGCGGTATTCGGAGATCCGCGCCGATCTCGACGCGGCCGTCACCGGGATCGAGGACGAGATGGCCGCCATCCGCCGGGCGCGGATCGGCGACGTCAAGAAGCTTTCGGCCGAGGCGACGAAACGCCGGGGCGCACTATCCGCCGCGATCGAAGCGGCGCCCGAACTGTTCAACCGGCCCAAGAGCCGCGTTTTCCACGGTATCAAGCTGGGCTTCAAGAAACGGCCCGGCCGCATCGAATGGAAGGACGCCAAGGCCGTCATCGAACGGATCAGGAAGGCGTTTCCCGGCCGTACGAAGAGCCTCATCAAGTCGACCGAATCGCTGGTCAAGGCGGAGATCGCCAAGCTATCCGCCGCCGACTGCAAGCGCATCGGCGTTGAGGTTGTCGATCCTGGCGACGAAGTGTTCATCGCGCCCGTTCAGGGCGACGTCGAGCGGATCGCCGAGGCCCTCCTGGAGGAAGGCTCCAAATGACGGCCTGCCCGGTCAACGGCTGCACGGCAACGGTGAACCACGGCCATCTCATGTGCCGGCGTCACTGGCGGCGGGTGCCGAAGGCCATTCAAGCGCGAGTCTGGGAAACTTGGAGAACGGTCTCCCGGATGGCCCGAGACCGTGCAATCCCGGCCCGAGCGTTCGGCGAGGCCCGGACCCTGCACGGCATCGCCACGCGCGAGGCGATCGACGCCGTCGAAGCCAAGGAGAAGGACGAATCCCATGAGCGATGAATGGTGGAACGGCGTCCTTTGGGGCGCAGCCGGCGCGGCCTTCGTCTATGTACTAATCCTGGTTCTGGGTATTGCCGGGGGGTTGATGCCATGACGGCAACGCGCGTCGAGGACAACGGCATCGTAAAGACCCGTGTCGATACTACGGGGTTCCGTGTCGCGGCCACCGGTGACGGCCGGGTCCAGTTGCTGATTGGCGAGGAAGAACGCCCGGGTTTCCTGAAATGCGTGTTCGACCCACGGGCGGCCGTCCTTCTGGCGATGGAACTGGTCGAAACGGCGGAACCCCTGATCCTGCCGGAGGCGGAGCCATGTGGAACCGCATGATGAACGCGCTTTTGGTCATCGACAACGCCGTGCGGCGGCGCTGCCGGCATGCCCGCGACGGCGAGGAGCTGAAGGCGGCCATGCGCTGCCTCAGGGCCGGCGTCCTCAACGGTTCCGTCCAGGCCATGCCGGGGGACAAGCCGGACCCGGAGATCATGGTCGCCGCCTATATCGAGGCCGGCGGCGACTGGCAGGCCCTGGTCGGCGCCGTGAGCCGGCACAGCCTCGACGGTTCGACGCGGAGGGACGCCGGATGAACGGGAGCCTTTTCCCACACCTCGAGGGCGTCGACCCGGCGCCGGCCTTCGCAACGCTGGAGGAGCAGGCGAAGGCTGCCGAGTGCTGGGAGACGGACCCCTGGGCGGCGGACGTCATCCTCGATCACGAGCTCCTGACGCCGTGCGTCGTCGATCCCAGTTGCGGTACCGGCACCCTGACCGAGGCAGCCAGGTCCCCCACGGATACGGCGATGTCCTTGCCATGGACCTCTATGACTGGGGCTACGATTGCCGCACGGGGATCGACTGGCTGTCGTTCACCGAGGCCGATCTTCCCGCCCGCTTCCGGAGCCAGCCGTATTCCGTCTTCATGAACCCGCCCTTTTCGCTCGCTTGCGCCTTCGTCGACAAGGCGCGCGAACTGGGGGCGCGCAAGATCGTCTGTTTCCAGCGCTTCGCTTGGTGGGAAGGGTCGTTCGACCTTGGCAAGCAACGTGGCCGCTGGTGGACCGGCAATCCGCCGAACCGCATCTACGTCTGCGGCGACCGCGCCGATTGCTGGCTATTCACGGTGCCGCCGGAGGATCGCAAATCGGGAACCCCCAGCGCCCACGCCTGGTTCGTCTGGGAGCGCGGCCATCCGCCGGGACCGGTGGCCGGTCACATCTGGAAAGATAGGAGGCCCTAATGACGGCATCGCCTTTCAAGAAAACCGATCCCGCCCGCCATGCGCTCTACGGCAAGATCGAGATCGCCCGCAAGCAGACCGGCCTCACTGACGACGATACCTACCGCGACCTCCTGGAGGTCCGCTACGGCAAGCGCTCGCGCACGCAGCTTTCCGTTGCGCAGCTCGTCGACCTGATCGAGCATTTCAAGGGGCTCGGCTTCAAGCCGGCGCCGGCGAAGACGCCGCTTAAGCACCGGGGCGGCGATCGCCCCAGGGCCGCCGGCAAGGTGCAGGGCAAGGCTCGCGCGCTGTGGCTGGCGCTCTACAACCTCGGCGTTATCGACGACCCGAGCGAACGGGCCTTGGCCCAATTCGTCAAGCGCCAGGCCGGCGTCGACGATCTCCGCTGGCTCGGCGGCGCTCACGGCTACAAGGTCATAGAAGCCCTGAAGGCCTGGGCCGCGCGAGATGGCGGGGTGTCTTGGGAGCCCTACGCGGTCCACGCCTCCGGGCGGGCGGAGAAGCGGCACAACCCGCGGGCCCGGGTGATGGAGGCGCAGTGGAAGCGGTTGGCCGAACTCGGCGTCGTCCGCATCGCCGGCATCGGCGCCCTGGCCCAGTGGGTCCGCAAGTTCATCGATTCCCCTTGCGCCATCTCGCACACGGCCATCGACGGCGGCCAGGCCGATCTCGTCATCCGCGCGCTCGGCGCCAAGATCCGAGAGGCCATGGGTAAATGAACGCCGCCGCCATCGCCCGGCGCCGCTCTCGTTTCCGCCGCCATACCCTGGAACGGGCGGCGCAAAGGGGCGTCGAACTGACGGCACGTGATATCCGCCGCATGGAAAGGACGCTGGAGCAATCGCGCCCGGCCTTCGAACAGCCCGGCGATTGCCGGTATCGAATCCGCGTCAAGACCGCGGCGGCGCGGATCTGCGTCCTCTACGACACGGCGCTTGGGTGCGTCCTGACCGTGTGGCGGTGGCGTCCGTCCTCGTCCGTTGAGGGAGACGAAAGAAGCGCATCACCGCGCTGTTAGGAGAGACGTCATGAGCGTTACTGTTCCTCCGGCCCAGGAAAATCCCGATAACTCGGCCATCCGCCCCAGGGCCAGAATGACTCCTCGGCCTCCCGAGTCTTATGGAGGGTGTCGTGCGCATAGCCAATCTTGTCTCGATAAGACGGACCGGGTATGCAGAAGGTGCTCACAGCGTCCAGGAGCTCTTTCGCCTCAAGGCAATACTGACTTGCGGCGAACACGAGACAAAGTTTGTCTTTGCCATCGACGCGCTCAAGCAGTCTCTCGCGTTGTGCGGGAGTTGCGGTTGCAAGGTGTCGCACCGTTTTCTCATTCGCCTGACGCCACCTGTACCAATCGGCAACTGAAAACTCGGCAATGGCGTCGAAAACATCCTCATATTCATCGCCTGATAGGTGTGTGGCGATCTCTTCGGCAATGTCTCCGCATCGCGTTGCGTATTTGTGCAGGAACATTGAGATCAACCTCCTCCGAGAAACTGGCGCAACCAAGAATAGGTAAAGCCCTCAACAAAGTCACTCGTGAAGGAGGCTGAGCTGTCCTCGCGGCGGATGGGTGGGAATGAAATGTCCGTTGGGAGAGTTTCCAATGGTTGACCATGCAGAGCCGCTTCGGAACTTCGCAAGGCGCCATGGCCGTGCCGCGTGACGACGATCCTTATGCCGGCTTGATCGGCGTTCTGAGGGACTTGGCCGAGCACATGGGCAGCGTGAAGGGCGCCCTGTCCCTGGCCCGGGAGTTCGGCGGTCAGGAGATCGTCGTTCCGGCCGAGGCGCGGCCGGACCATGACATCGCGCGGCTTTGCGGGTTCGAGGTGGCCCGGGCGTTGACGGAGATCCGCGGCCGCGAACGGATCACCATCCCGCTCGGCAACACCGATCGCCTGAAGAAGAACCGCATTCTCAAGTCCGAGGGCAGCCATGCCCAGGTGGCCCGCGCCGTCGGCTGTTCCGTCCGCTATGTCAAGATGGTGCGCGCCGCCGTGCGGCGGCGGGTTCCATTGCCCTTGTTCGAGCGTACCGGCGAGCGCCCTTGAAGGCGCGTCCTGGCCGGCGGGATCATCGGCTGGGTTTGGGTCCGGCGGCCTTGTTCCACCCCTTGAATTATTTCCCGGCGCGAGGCCGGCGCCGCAGGCGTTAAGGTCGGTTCGATTCAGGAGCGGCCTTTGACGCGGACCTCATTCGATAACGCCCTTGGTTTCGTGCTCACCCATGAGGGCGGTTACGTCGACCATCCGTCCGATCCGGGCGGCGCCACCAACTTCGGCATCTCGCTCCGCCATGCCGCGAACCTCGGCGACCTCGACGGCGATGGCTTCGCCGAGTTCGATCTCGATCTCGACGGCGCCGTCGATGAGGACGACATCGAAGCGATGACGCTGCGGGACGCCGCCGCCGAGTACCGCCGCATCTGGGCGCGCTACGGGTTCGCCGCGATCGAGGATGCGCCGATTGCGGCCAAGCTGTTCGACCTCTGCGTCGTCATGGGATTCCGGGGCGCCTCCCTTGTCGCCCAGCGGGCGCTCAGGGCCTGCCGCCAGGCGGTCAAGGAAGACGGCTACATGGGGCCGGTGACCATCGGGGCCGTCAACATGAAGGCGGCGGCGGGCGCCGATGAACTCATGGCCGCCATCTGCAGCGAGGCGGCCGGTTACTTCCGGTCGCTCGGCAAGCCCGGCTTCGAACCCGGTTGGCTCAACAGGGCCTATGACAGGCCCCAAATCCCAGAGGAGTGATCCCGTGAATACCCCCCGATTTCTGACGATCGCCGCCCTTCTTTTCGCCGCCGGCTGCAGCGTCATGCCCGGCAACCAAATCAACGCCGGCATCACCGAGGCCGACGTCGAGGTCTGTCAGGCGAACGATGGCAAGCCTTACGTCTGCAAGGCGCATATCGTCGACGGCAAGGAGAAGCAGTCGGTCACGCTGAGCGTCAAATTCCCGGACGGCCCCGAGGTGGGTTACGCCGCCGGCGGCGTCCGGGCGTTCGAGGCCCACCGCATCCGCGGCGCCGTCGAGCGGGCGGTTGCGGCACAATTGGGCGAGGCGGCTCCTGCGGTCGTCGACGCCATCACCAAAGCCGTGCTCGGGGCCGCCGGTCCGTGACCAAGGAACGGCTCGGGCGCGACCTGGTCCACTGGCATGTGGCCGATATCGCCTACGTGCGCGATGAGGACAAGGCGCGCGAGCTCCTCGCCCAACGCGGTTTTTCCGGGGCCCGCTTCTTCCATGACCGCCAGACCGGCACCGACGCGCTTTTGGCCCGGAACGGCGACGGCGCGGTTCTGGCTTTCCGGGGCACGGAAAAGAACCACCAGGACATTCTGACCGACCTCAGGTTCCGTTTCCGCGACAAGGGCGTCTTCCGGGTGCACCGGGGATTCGACGCGTCCTGGCTGTCGGTCCGCGATGAGGTTTGTCCGCGGGTCCGCGCGCTTATGCGCCACGGGGTCCGGGTTGCGGCCACGGGCCACAGCCTGGGCGGCGCCGTGGCGTTGCGCGCCGCCGCCGGCCTCGGCCTCGGGGAGGTGGTCACCTTCGGCGCCCCCGGGTCGGCGACCGCGCCTTCGCGGCCCATGCCCGGACAACGACCAACCACCGCCGCTATGTGCGCGGCGCCGACATCGTTCCTCTGGTGCCGCTGTTGAGCATGGGGTTCGTCCACGACCGGGCGCCGTTGTATTTCCCGGGGAGCGGCCGGCTGGTTCCGGACGCGTCCCTGTGGCGGGAGCTGGCCGGCCGCGCCCTGTCCCTCCTGTCGCTCGACTGGACCCTGGTCACGCAAGGCGCGTTGCCGTGTCCGGCGCCGAGGCGCATGTTCGAGGATCACAAGATGGCGGGTTACGGCGCCGATCTCGAGCGCGCTTATCGGGAGTGCCGGGCATGACGTGGACCGATCCGGCGGTGATCCTGATGGCAGTGATGCTGATGTGGACCATCGGGTTCAGCATCTGGAACGTGCGCAATCGGGATTTCGGGAAACACGCGACGGCGCTTGCCGATCACGAGGCGCGGCTGTCGAGGGTCGAGGGCTTCGTCGAGCGGCTGCCGCAACAGGTCGCCAGCCACTCCGATGTCGAGCTCGTTCATGGCCGCGTCGGCGAGGTCAAGGACACGCTCGCCAAGATGCGCGCCGACATGGGCGAGATCAAAGGCACGCTGGACGGCCTGCGCGGCACCGTCGCCGCATTGACCAGCCACCATATGGAGCGGCCATGAACATCAACGCTTCGATCCGCCTCGCCATCCTGCAGATCCTGGAGAGCGATCCGGGATACTCCGTCAATCACCGGATCATGCGGTCGTACCTGGAGGGGACCCGGGCATTCTCGCTCACCTTTGACCAGGTCAAGACCCACTATCAATGGCTGGCCGATCAGGGCCTGGTCACGCTCGAGGACGTCGGCGAGTACGCCATCGCGCGGCTGACCGCCGAAGGCCAGGAAGCCGCCAAGGGCCACAAGACCGTGCCCGGCATCGCCCGTCCACTTCCGGCTTGAGAAGGTCACAATGGCCCGTAAATCGTCCATCGATACTCTGCCGCCGGAGGTCCTGACCCGGCTCAACCAGATGATTGGCGAGGGCCTTCTTTCCCTCGACGATCTCAAGGCCTGGCTCGACGGCCATGGCCACGACAGATCCCGCTCAGCGCTCGGCCGCCACGCCAAGAAGATCCGGAGCGTCGCCGCGAAGCTGAAGCAGTCCCGCGAGATCGCCGACTCCCTGACCCGCGAGATCGGCGAGGATCTGACCAGCTCCAAGCAGGGCCGCATCCTGGTCGAGATCCTGCGCACCATGGTCTTTGACTTCGCGACGAAGAAGATGGACGACGATGGCGACGAGGAGACCGGCGCCGGCGAGTTCTTTTTCCTGGCGAAGGCCGTCAAGGAGCTGGCCCAGGCCAACAGGCTGGACCAGGACTACGAGGCCAAGGTCCGTGAGCGGATTGGCAAGGAAGCAGAGGACAAGGCCAGGAAGGCGCTCAAGGACAAAGGCGTCAAGAAGGCCGACTCGGAGGCGGTGCTCGCGGCGATCCGCGCCGTCTACACGGGCTGACCATGTCCAAAGGACTGCTCTACGGCTATCAGAACCGGTGGTTCCAGGACCGGTCCCGTTTCAAGGCCGGCATGTTCGCCCGCCAGACCGGCAAGACCTTCACGACGACGCTGGAAGTGGTCGACGATACCGTCGAGGCGATGACCCAGGGGAAGCGCAACCTATGGGTCTTGGTTGTGCAAAAACGTCTGGGCAGACGGTTCGATTTGCAGGGCGCGGCAGTGATCGGCGGTTGTTGAGCGGATTTCTGTGTTTCTGGCCTGGAATGGCCCAACGAGGCGT